ATACCGTTGCACAAGTTTACCGCCGTCAATGTATTTCCAAGCGTTTTCTGGCTTACGCTCTTCAATATATTCAGCATAAAACGCTTTTAGCGCTGGCAGTGTTGACTCAATGAACTCAACATCAAGATTGACGCGCTCTAGGTTGTCACCGTATGGCGACCATTGGTAGAAGTCGCACCACATTCTGCCGGTGCAGAACAGTTGATACTGTATTTGTGCATAATAGTGCTTTTGTTCATCAATAGACTTAAAGCCGTCAGCACTATGGCGCATGCCATACGGACACTTAATTTCCAGCAAGCCATCAATGCCAATCAATCCATCAGGAGAAGCGCCAAGCCATTCAAAATCAGGATGCACAAAGAATCCACACTCTTCTACTTCATTGTGCTGCATGCGGTAGTCTGCCAGTGCATTTGGCTCGTTTACTGTGCCATGCTCTGTGGCAATGTTTCCGACAAACTCTGACGGTTGACCGTGATAGTCGCGCACCATGCGGCGCATTACTTCTGCAGGCTTTGCGAATGGCGACAAGCCTAATATAGCGCCGATTGCACTGCCGGTTATTCTGTTTGCTCTAGCTGCAAACCATTCTTTTGTACGCTGTTCCATAAAACCTCCAAAGAAAAGGCGCATCCTTGCGCCTTGTTGTTATTAGAATCCTAAATCGTCTTCATCTGCTGCAGGTGCAGGAGCTACCGGCGCAGGCTCTGCTTTTTTCAGCGGAGACACTGCAGAAACCCAATTGCCTGTTGCTTTGCCAGTACCGTCTGACTTGTCGATTTCCCAAACTTTCAACAGCAGAGCCATTGGTTTGTTCATCAGGTGCTTTTGTAAATCTTGATCACCAGGTGCAGCAACTTTCAGCAATCCACCGCCAGCATTGACAGCAATAGCAGCCAGCATTTTCTTGGCCTTGTCTGCTTTCTTGTTGTCGCCATCTTTTACGCGCACTTTCTGAAACAGCTTGCGGCCTTTGTATTCGGTCGGCGCTAACACATTCCAGCGTAGAGACACATAATCATTTCCTTCGTAGCTGTCCCATTTCGCTTCGTCGATTGCAGCTTTAACTTGAGTGTCTGCAGGGATTGGCGCTAAATCACCGCCACCAGCTTCAAAGTTACCGGTAGTGTCTAATTTCTCGTTTGAGTCTGATAAGTTCCAAAATGACATAATGTATTACTCCGCTAAAGTTGGTACGAATTTAATGAATGGGTTTTTGCCGTGTGGCACATCTAAAGGTTCGGTAATGCCAAACCGGTTTTTACTAACGTTGGCTGCAGTGGTATGGCATACAGCAATGCGGTTGCCGCTACTGATTGCCTTTTTGCGGTCGCCATCGCCGGTGGTGAATGTTTCTAATCGCAGGTATGCCACCAAGTCTACGTTATCAACATAATGCGGCACAGACTTTTTGTGCATGCGCAATTCATAACGGCTGTATGGGTCTTCATCTGGAAGCTCGATAGTTGTTACATCGCTATGGGCGATAAAAATAACGTGCATATTTCGGCTTTCGTTTAGCATCTTGGCGGCTTTACGAACACGACCATGCAGAGCAGACACAGCACCATAGCCTGCACCATAACCGCCGTTGGCTTGTGCCAGGCTTTTTGGTTTCTTTGGGTCTGACTCGATAATGTATTCAGAGAACAAAGTTTCAAGCTGAGTTACAGAGTCAACGACGACGGTTTTGTAATCGTGTTCATCTTTAATCAGCGCAGTTAACTGCTCCCATAACTGCTCAACCTTAGTTACTACTGGAAAAGCATCTGGACGGATATCAGACGGCACAGCTTGCAAGCCATCTTCGATACGGATAAAAATTGGCTTTGGAAATGTTGCTGCTAAAGTTGTCTTGCCTGTGCCTGCATCACCGGTAATTGTGGCGATAACTGGGCGGTCTTGCGGTTTACTAATTGTTGATAGTAGTGACATGAATTGTCCTCCTCTTTTCTCTCTCAACGAGACGAATAATTGCACATCATTTTTATGGTGTCAACACTATTTAACGAAAATAATTGCAGCAGCATATAAAACGGTTTACTATGCTTACTATCTTACTAAGGAGACTAACCAATGCTTACCATCGAACAAATCAAAGAACACCTGAAAGACCGAAACTTATCTGCAGTTGCTCGCGCCACTGGTTTAACCAGGCAGACGGTTGCAGCAATCTATAACGGCACAGCAAGCAAGCCATCTTATGAGACAGTTAAATTGCTGAGCGACTACTTGGAAGGGAAATTAAATGGCTAACCAATTCGATTATTTAGAGGCGGGCTTTAAAGTTTTTGGCCTGCTTGGTAAGTTCGACCATGACGGCTCAGAGCTGCCAGATAAACAGAAATACAAAAAGCCATACAGCAGCAACTGGCAGCATACGCCGGATTGGTCTGATGAGCAGTTAGAAACAATGGAAGAGATGGGACAGTTCGACAGCGGCTTTGGCGTATTGTGCGACGGCTTTATTGTTGTTGATATCGATCCACGTAACGGCGGCTCTCTTGAGTCTGTTCGCCATTGGTATGACGCATCGAAGTTTGTTGTTAAAACAGGTGGCGGTGGCTGGCATATTTATTTTAAATCACCTGGCGGCGCTTTCCTGCAGCATCTTGAAGCCTATCCTGGCATTGACTTCAAGACTACCGGTTATGTTGTTGGCTCTGGCAGTATGCACCACTCTGGCAGCTTTTATGAGGATGAAAAAGGTTCACCGCATGACGTAGGTAACGCTCCACAAGATTTGTTGAACGTGCTTAAAAAACCAGACAGATATCGTGCCACCACTGCAGATGGCCCCGTCGATGTTTCTGTTGATGATATCCGCGCCATGCTTTCGTTTATCAGTCCAGATTGCGAATACGATCAATGGATTAAATGCGGCATGGCAGTCAACCAAGTATTAAACGGAACAGGCTTGGAAGTGTGGGACGAATGGAGCGCAAAAGGCGAGAAGTACAGTGGGTTTGACGCAGTACAGCGCCATTGGCACAGCTTCGGAAAATCCGCAAATCCTGTCGGATTAGGCACGCTTATTCACTACGCAGAGCTTGGCGGATATCAGCAATCAGTTACCTTTGAAACTGATTTCGAGCTAGACGAAACAGACGCACCGCCGGCTGTTGACTTGTTGCGTCCGCCTGGATTTGTTGGCGACTTAGCAAAATGGATTTCTGGACAATGCTTCTTCCCGCGTGAACACTTAGCAGTCGCTGCAGCGTTGAATGTTGTTTCATCGATTGCAGGCATGCGCTATCAAGATCAAACCGGTATCACTGCCAACATCTTTGCTTTGTGCGTTGCAGGCTCTGGCACAGGCAAAGAAGCCATTCAGCAAGCATACGCAGAATGCCTACGCGCTGCAGGCATGAGCGCCGCGCTACATGGTCACATCAAGTCTGAGCAAGAAATTATCAGAAACTTTGTGCGCAATCAGGCGGCATTCTATTGCATCGATGAATTCGGCATGTTCCTCAAGACTTTGGTTTCTTCAGGCTCAAAAGGTGGCGCAGCTTACCTGGAAGGCGTGGTAAAAATCCTGCTGTCAGCATTCACAAAAGCCAACGGTTATCTGCAGGTCAGCGGAGACTTGAAAGAAACCATGAAAACAGATATCAAGGCCGAGCTTGGCGCATGCTACAAAAAGATTGACGCCAACGAGGACAGAGAAGGCAAGTTTGCAAAGCGCGCCGAACTGCTGCAGACATTGCTTCGCGATATAGATAATGGCATTAAAAACCCATTCGTTAACTTGCTCGGGTTCACTACGCCGGTCACGTTTAATGGATTGGTGAGTTTTGACATGGCTACCAATGGTTTTATTGGCCGGTCAATTATCTTCAACGAACACGAAACAAACCCAAAGCCAAACAAGCACAGAAGCACTAAAGGCTTGCCGCTAAACCTTGAAATGCAGTTGGCAGCCATGCGCGGAGCTGGCGACTCTGAAGATTCTGGGCGTGTTGAGCATCTTGGCGACGTTGCAACAATCAGCGACACACAGGACGCCAAGAAGCTGCTTCAGGAAGCTGGTGAATACTTTTGGCAGGCTGCAGAAGATGCAAAAGAATATGGACTTGAAGCCATTCACCGGCGCGGTTATGAGTTGACCGCTAAAGTAAGCCTCATTTTAGCCATTCCAGAAGGCGTCAGAACGATTTCTCATGTGCAGTGGGCGTATGAGTTGGTTAAGCGCGATTGTGCCTCCAAAATGCGTTTGGCGCGGTCTAATGACGTGGAGAAGGAAAGTCCAGCAGAATCTGTAGCCGTTAAGATTGAACAATTCCTAACAGCTAGCGGCGAGCCTGAAACCGAGGGTGTCATAGTAAACCGGTGTAGACCGCACAAAAAAGAGCTTATAACGCAGGTTCTTGAAAAAATTGTTAACGCCGGACGCGTCAATATTATCGAGTCGAAGCATGGGAAAACCGGAAAGCCGATTAAGAAGTATCAGGCGGCATGATTTAACGAAATAGGCGCGAAAGCGCCTTTTTTTATGCCTGCGCTAAATAGTTGATAGCTTAGTGAGCTGAGTCACTATTTATCAAGTGCATGATTTTATTATGATTTTTTACGATAGATAGTAGATAGGCTAAATAGTGAATAGTGACCCCCTTTATATATAGATAGTGATTAGAGACACCCCTTATATACATACTAAAAAGAGGGTAGAAGACACCCCTATATACACTCTTTTATTAATACACTCTCTTATAGAGAGAGATATACTATTGATCTATCTACTAAGTAGAGTTATAAGTCATTGATTCTATTAAGAATTTACAATAGTGATAAATAGTGTTTACATAGCATTAATAAAAATAATTATCAGCAGCACTTGACCATTGGCTCACATCTGATACACTTGCCTAAACAATGACGGAGAAATGAAATGAAATTTAATAAAGAAGTAAAACCAAGCTGTGAATTCTTTTTCTTGAAGCAAACGACTCACTCAGTTAGCGCAAAGGCATGGCATGACGGCACAAAGTGGCACTGGAATGTTTACGCTTACGTTCAAGAAAGCCATCCGATGTTTAATGATGATCACGCGCTGCAAAATATGCCGTTTAACGCAGGCTGCACGCATGACAGCATCAGAATTACCCAACCAACAGAAATTAAATATGATTGGCAAAAGCGAGTTACCACAAAGATTGTCGGCAGTGATTACAATCATATTCATGACAATTACGACAATCATCCTGCGCCATTTGAGCGAATCCCTTTTGAAGTTTTGCGTGATGCTGAAGAGTTGGCGAATGCTTTAGAGGTGCGAAAATG